ATCCAGTACGAGTATGTTGGCGCGCCCAAGGATCAGGGTAAGGATTTTGACGGCCAGACCCTGCGTATCTTTGCGGCTGGGCATCAGTTCGAGGCGCTGTCGATCAAGTGGCTGCGCGCGGCTGGGTTCGATCTGCGCACGGAAAAAACGGACGGCGGACAGTTTGGCTTCTCGGTCGCCAAGGGCCGCATCAAGGGACATATCGATGGCGTCGTTGTCAACGGCCCGTCATGGTTTCTCTATCCCGCGCTGTGGGAACACAAGGCGCTTAAGGACAAAAGCTGGCAGGATTTGGTCAAACGCGGCCTTGCGATCTCCAAGCCGCTCTATGCGGCACAAGTCGCGCTCTATCAGGGCTATATGCCCGATTTGGCGCAAGCGCCTGCGTTGTTTACGGCCTTAAACAAGGACACGGAAGAACTCTATCACGAGCTTGTGCCGTTCGACGCCTCCTTGGCGCAAAGCACGAGCGACAAGGCTGTGAACATTCTGCGCGCCACGGATGCCGGAGAGTTGCTGCCGCGCATGGCATCAAACCCAGACTTCTATCTCTGCCTCTGCTGCCCCTACGCCCAAAGGTGCTGGCATGGCGGATAAGATGGACTTTAATGATGCCCGCAAACAGGGGCCGCTTGATCCTCGCGCCAAGATCGACGCCGCGCAGGTCAAGCAACGCATGGCGGATTGCCATCGGCAAATCCTTGACCATCTATTGCCGGGCGGCCTCTATGTCGGCGAAGAGTTTCATTGCGGCAACATCTCAGGGATACCCGGCGACAGCCTTAAGCTCAGCGTGCGCAAAAACAAGATGGGCGTGGGCGAGGATTTCGCCACGGGCCAGAAGTTCGGCGACCTGATCGATGTTTGGAAAGCCGTGCGAGGCGAGGATTACTGGACGGCGCTTCAAAACATCGCGGCCTTTCTGAATATCGCCGAGCGCATGCCAGCGCCGAAACCTCAAAAGGTTTCTAAAAACCAACCCGACATGGGACAACCCGTCGCGCAGTATAATTATACCGACGCGGCTGGCGTGATCCAGCTTGTCGTCTACCGGCATGAATATCAGGAAAACGGCAAGCGCAAAAAGGCCTTCAAAATATGGAACGCCGTCACGCACAAATGGGAGGCGCCTAAATCAGGCCGCCCACTCTATAACCAAACGGGCATCGTGGATGTCGACACGGTCATTCTGGTCGAGGGCGAAAAAGCGGCGGACGCGCTCATAGGCTCCGGCATCCCTGCGACCAGCGCCTTGAGCGGCTCTAATGCGCCGACCGATAAGACGGACTGGTCGCCTCTAGCTGGCAAGCGCGTTCTGATCTGGCCGGACAACGACGCGACGGGTTTGTCCTATGCGCAAGCCGCCGCCAAAGCTGCGTTGGCAACAGGCGCAGCAAGTGTCGGCATCCTTTCTCTGCCGCAGGACAAAACCGAAGGCTGGGATGCGGCGGACGCTTGCGTCGAAGGCTTCGACATCCCCGCGTTTTTGGAACAGCCCATTGAAACGCTCGCGCCTTCCGTTGAACAACGAGGGCCTTTTCACATCACGGACTGGTCTGCCAACCGCTTCAAGACAGGCCAATCAAAGCCCGTTGAATGGCTGGTCGAAGACGTGATCCCCATGAACTGCGCCGGAATCTTCGCGGCGACGGGCGGCGCAGGCAAAGGGATGCTCATTCTTGATCTCTCGTTGAAAGTCGCCATGCCCGGCATGACGGGTGGGCTTCTCGATGTGAAGCCGATGGCGTTTGGCCATCCCGTGACCGCCACGGGGGCAGCCGTGATCTTCGCGGCGGAAGACGATTGGGACGAATTGCACCGCCGCCTTGATCGACTTGACCCGGAAGGACGGCGCGAGCACCCGAACGTGCGGCTCTTTCCCATTCCCTTGCCGAGCGCGTCCGGACCCATGACTTTGTTTTCGACCTCGCCGGAGGGAACGAAAACTACGCCGCTTTGGGACATGATCACGTCAGAGCTTGAGGCCATTCCAGATTTGCGCCTTGTCGTGTTCGATCCGCTCGCTTGCTTCATCAACGTCAGCATCGACGGGGACAACAACGCCGCGCAGTACATCCTGAGCATGTTCTCCTTCATGGCGGCGCAGCTGAAAATCTCCATCATCCTGTGCCACCACACGACCAAGGACAGCGGCTCGCGCGGCGGACACAAGATCACGGCGATGGCGGCGCGCAACACCATTCGCGGCGCTTCGGCGCTCGTGAACGGCGGTCGCTGGGCGTATGTCCTCTGGACGGACGAAAAAGCCAATCTGCGCGAGGAATGCAAATGGCTGAACATCGAGTGGGAAGAGGATTTTCTCTTCAAGGGCGCTCTCGTCAAAGGCAACCTCGGCGGCGACAAGAGCATCCACACTTTCACGCGCGACAAGAAAACAGGTCTTCTGATCGACCGCACGCACGAGTTCCGGCGCTCGGTCTATGCCCACAAGGATCAGATGCTCGACAGTCTCGTGGAAGCCGTGGAGAAAGCGGCGAAGGCGGGACTGCCATACACGAAGACGGGTGCGAACAGCCTTTACGAGCGCCGCGAGGAATTGCCCGAACCCTTCCACAAGCTGGGCCGCATCGCGTTCGAAAACTCCGTTCAAAATCTTTTGAACAACCAAATTCTCGTCAAGGCCGCCGCCAAGGGCAGCAAGACCGTCCAATGGCTCGATGTGCCGGATGGCCCCTTTGCTTTAGGCGTTGGCAACTTTGCCGTGGGCAAAAAAGGAGCCGCTCATGAAAATTAATTTCATCCTCCCCTGCGCCGATGTTCCTATCCGTTTTGGCAATGGCTCCGTCACTAGTCACTACGTCACTACCCAGTTATGGCTCTTAGTTAGTGACGTTCTAACCCGCAGTTTTGCTCAAAAAACCGTCACTAGTGACGGATCGTCCCTAACTAGGCAAAAAGCTAAGCTTTCTGCGGCCTGCAGCGTCACTAGCCCCCCATATATAAATATATACCCCCCAGTGATGGGACACTGGGGGTATACAAATTTTTCTCTCACACAGGATCCGTCAAGCGATGCCCCGCGATCACATCCGGCGCAATACCTTTCGCTTGCCCGTTTTTCCCCGAAGCAACAAAGGAGGTTCAAGCGATGACCGGTACCTTGATCAAGGCGCGTGATGCGAACATTTACTGGCGCTACTCCCACACGAACCGCGTCTATGACGTGCGCGTGCGGGATCGGTTTGATTTGTGCGAAGAGCGCGTCACCTCAAGCGGCGCGTTCTGGACGGGTTGGAAACACGCGCGCGGCACAAGCCCCGAAACGCTTTTCGGCGAAATGCTCATCCGCTACGGCTTCACCTCGCTTGAGGAAGCGCGGATCGCTCTCCTGCAGTTTGCCAAGATCGACAACTGCCAATGGGCGCGCAACATGCTTGACGCAAAAATGTATGGGAGGGTCGCATGAAATCTTCCAAACACCTCAGCATGAGCGATGTCGCGGACAGGCTGGAACAAGCCGCGCATACCTTGCGCCGTCTTCCGCCCGTCAAAGTGCGCGGTTATTTCGGGACATGGCCGCAGATCATGCAGGAGGCGATCTACGCTTACGGCTGGGAAGAAGCGCGGATCAAGCTCGGCCCGCCTTCGGCGCGCCACATCACCGAGATGGACGAAGCCCTGCGTTGGCTCATGTGGCTTGAGCGTGAGGAAGTCACGCTTCTGTGGCTCCGCGCGTGCGGCCTCAAATGGAAGAAGATCAACCGTCTTCTCGGCTGGTCGGTGCGCAAACTCCAGTACGATTGGCGAATCGCTCTCGCCAAAATCGAGTATCGGCTGGCCAATCCGGACATGAAGTTTGAGCTTCCCTGCGTCAAAAGAATCCGAAACGGATAGGCGAGAATGCGCAAAACCATCGGTAAACGATTCAAATGCCTGAAAAATGTCGTGCGCATAATAGTTGTGCGCGTTTTGCGCAGTTTTAGGCATAATCTTGGTTATGATTTGGGAAACCCACGCGCGACGAATGTGGGCGCTGGCGGGCAAAACACCGTCGACACTATCGAACAGTATCCAACACCTTCGGATAAGTGCCGAGACCTTCCGAACAGGGTCGAACGTCATCCGACATCATGCGGATATGGTCGCACAATCCAGCAATCTTATGATATTTTCAGCAAAGAAAACGCATCGAAGATTGCCTGATCCGGCCAACACCGTTCGACACCGTCGAACACTATCCGATAGCGTGTGACACCCTCGGAACAGCTTCGACACTATCGAACATCATCGAACAGTATCGTACATGATCGCGGCATTCTCGGCTTTGCCGCGCCGTGTGATGTGCGCCTCGTTCACGGAGAAGCGATGAGCATCCTGCCCACCATCAAGAATTGCCTGCGCGCCATTGCGGCTTTGGCCGTGCGCGTGCGCAGCGCGATAACCCCAACCCTTTCTTCAACCAGCCAACAAACGGAGACAAGCATGACCGATCCCCAAACGACCGACGCCACATCACAGACTGCGAACACCGATGCGGCGACCGACGCCGCCCCCGCGCAGGCCGAGACGCAAGAACCGCGCGACCTCGATTTTGTTTTCGAGCAGTACGAAGCCGCGCTTGTCGACTTCAAAGACAAGCTCGACCAAGCCAACGCCGCCAAGGCCACGGCCATCTCGGCTGCCCAGCGCGTCGCCGATCTCAAAAAGGAACTCGATACGCTTGAAGGCGATGTCGAAAAAAGCTTCGCGTCTGTCGAAGCGTTCTTGGCAAGCGCATAGGTCGAGCCAAAATGGATAAGGCATCCACCCGCATTGGATGGGGGTGGGTAGCCTATCCCTTTGAAATCTTGGGTCCTTCCAGCCGGAAAACGTATGCTGGCGGCAAGAGCGCGGGACTTCGCTACATGTAGGGTCGAAAAGCGGGAAGCCACCCCACAGGTTGTGGTTTCAAGCGCAGCCCGATTATTTCATGGAAAACAAAGCGTTAAGTCAGCTTGGCGGGTGGATTCCGACAAGTGGATTCTTTGCCCAAGGAAGCCAGCCCGCATCCAAAAATGAAAAGTGAGAAAAAATGACAACCTACACCATCTGGCAAGTCGCCGAGGCTGTTGGCGCGACGAAAATGCAAATCGAAAAATGGATATCGCGTGGGCTTTTTGAACCGTCACAAAGTGTCCCAGAAAAGCGGGCGCGAGAATATATCTTCGATGACGTCGTTCATCTTGCCGCGATAGTCTCTTTGCAAAAGTTCGGTGTGAGTGTGAAACGCGCCGCGTCTATTGCAGGGGCCGCGCTGAAATCCGCCGATCCGATGGCTCATGCCCTAAAAGGCATTACCGGCGTTTATGTGAATATCGAAAACATCCGCAAAGACACAAGAGCATCCCTGAAAAGGGTCGTCGGACAAAATGCCTAATGGCCGCCACCAAATGGCTAAAAGTATAGAGCTTTGGCCGATTGGCAAGCTCAAGCCCTATGCGAAAAACCCGCGCACGCACAATGCGGCGCAGGTCGCACAGCTGGCCGCGAGCATCGTCGAATACGGGTTTACCAATCCGCTTCTTGTGGTCAGCGACGGCACGATCATCGCTGGGCATGGGCGGTTGGAAGCGGCAAAACAGGTCGGGTTGAAGGAAGTTCCGGTCATCCTGCTTGATCACCTGACGCCCGCGCAACGCCGCGCCTACGTCATCGCCGACAACCAACTAGCCCTGCAAGCGGGATGGGACGACGCTCTCTTAGCGGAGGAGATGCACGCGCTGAACGGACTTGGGTTCGATCTATCGCTCACAGGGTTCGACGAAAAAGAAATCGATCAAATCCTCGCCCCCTTGCAGGATGAGCAGGAGAAGCCGTCCGAGGCTGGCGGCAAGGAAGACGAAGCGCCTGCGCCGCCCAAGCATCCCGTCTCGCGCGAAGGCGACGTCTGGCTGCTTGGCAACCATCGCTTGCTTTGCGGCGACAGCACGGATCCCGCCGCCATTGCGCGTTTGATGGGCGGGAAGCAAGCGCACTTGCTGTTCACGTCGCCGCCCTATGGCAACCAGCGCGATTACACGACCGGAGGCATCAGCGATTGGGACAAGCTGATGCAAGGCGTATTTTCCGTATTGCCGATGCGCGACGATGGTCAGGTCTTGGTCAATCTCGGCCAGATCCACAAAGACGGCGAATGGCAGCCTTACTGGCAGGATTGGATCGCGTGGATGCGCGAGAAAAACTGGCGGCGCTTCGGCTGGTACGTTTGGGATCAGGGGCCGGGTCTTCCGGGTGATTGGAACGGACGCTTCGCCCCCAGCTTCGAGTTCGTCTTTCATTTCAACAAGACGCCGCGCAAACCCAACAAGATCGTGCCCTGCAAATGGGCGGGGCACGTCATGCACGAAGACGAAGGCGGCTTGCGCGAAAAAGATGGCACGGTTGGCAAATGGACGCACGCCGAACAGCCCGTTCAGGAAAACAAGATACCGGACAACGTGATCCGCATTACGCGCCACAAAGCGCGCGGCGTCGAAACCGAACACCCCGCCGTGTTTCCCGTGCGTTTGCCCGCGTTCATCATGCAGGCCTACAGCGCCGAGGGCGAGATTGTTTATGAACCCTTCTGCGGATCGGGAACCACCATCATCGCGGGCGAACAAACAGGCCGCGCCGTTCGGGCGATGGAGCTTGCGCCCGCTTATGTCGACGTGGCCGTGCGCCGATGGCGCGAGATATTCCCGAACGCGCCCCTTGCGCTTGAAGGCGAAGGAACAAGTTTTGAAGAAACCGCCGCCGCGCGCGGCATCGATTTGACCCAAGAAAGCGAAGCCTCATGACCTTGACCGTTGAGCTTTGGTCGCTCGACCGCTTGCTGCCCTATGCCGCAAACGCTCGGACGCATGATGACGCGCAGATTGCGCAAATCGCGGCCAGCATTGCGGAGTTTGGGTTCAATGCGCCTTGCCTTGTCGATGATCGTGGCGTTTTGATCGCGGGGCATGGCCGCCTTTTAGGCGCGCGGAAACTTGGCTTAACTGAAGTTCCCGTCATTTGCCTCGGCCATCTATCAGAAGCGCAGGCGCGCGCTTATCGCATTGCCGACAACCGCATCGCTGAAAATAGCAAATGGGATGAAGCGATGCTTGCGGCAGAGGTGGCGCGGCTGCAAGAGGAGAACGTCGATCTTTCTCTCCTTGGGTTTGGAGAGGACGAGATCGACGATCTGCTGAATCTTGAAGACGGAAACGAAGGGAACACGGACGACGATGCCGTGCCGGAAGTGCCCATCGATCCCGTGACAAAGACCGGCGATGTCTATGTTCTTGGCAATCATCGTTTGCTCTGCGGCGACAGTACCGTTCTCGAAAACGTCGAAAAGGTTCTCGATGGTGCGCTGGCCGACATGGTATTCACGGATCCGCCTTACAACGTGGATTACGGTAACACGGCCAAGGACAAGATGCGCGGCAACGACCGCAAGATCATGAACGATAATCTTGGCAAAGGCTTCGAGGCCTTCCTTTATGACGCTTGCGTCAATATGGTGACTGTCTGTAAGGGCGCGATTTACATCTGCATGTCATCCAGCGAACTGCACACGTTGCAAAAAGCCTTCGTTGCGGCGGGCGGAAAATGGTCGACTTTTGTCATCTGGGCCAAAAACACTTTCACGCTTGGGCGCTCGGACTATCAGCGCCAGTACGAGCCGATCCTCTATGGCTGGAAACAAGGTACCGATCATTTCTGGTGCGGCGCGCGCGATCAGGGTGACGTGTGGTTTGTGAACAAGCCGACGAAGAACGATCTGCATCCGACCATGAAGCCCGTTGAGCTTGTTGAACGCGCCGTCCGCAACAGCAGCAAAAGCCGCGACATTGTTCTGGACTGCTTCGGCGGCTCTGGCAGCACGCTCATCGCTTGCGAGAAAGCCGGGCGTCAGGCGCGGCTGATCGAATTGGATCCCAAATACTGCGACGTGATTGTCAAGCGGTGGGAAGAGTTTACGGGAAAGAAAGCTGAACTGGCTTCGGCATCTTAAGCACAATCGAACCAGCGCATGCATGTGGCAAGCAGGTGATCGTAATCGCCGCTTGACGCCTCAGTCATGAATTCTTTGATCTGATCGCCCGGCACGCCTTCCTTGCGTGCGGCGCGCTGGCATTGCCCAAGCACGGCGAAGGCATTGCCATCGCGGCCGGAAAGCTGGACGCGCACGTCGGGAAAGCGCAAGGCGTTGTCGGGGGCTTTAAAACCGACATAGCGCGCGTAACCGTATCCTTCGGGATTGATGTAAAGCTGGCGCCTATCGGAAGCCGTGACTTCGATCACACTCACGCGACCGTTAAAGTAGCCGCCTTTGCCGAGACACCAAGTGCGGTCTGTAAGAAAGGATTGGACAAGGGCATCGTATTCCTCGGCGGTCAAGGCAGTGGTTTCGCTGACCGTGACGACTTCCGCCCTTAGGCTGTCGTCTCGATAAGCGGCCTCGACATCGGTAATGTCGCGCGGCTTGCTGGCAAAACGCACAAGGATGGTCATTGGTCGGATCCTTTCATTTAACGCGGTCGATAAGGGTTGCTTTCGCGCCGAGCTTATTTATGAGCGCGTCAAGTGCGCTGCCTCTGTGACCGCCGATATGCCATTCGCTGATCGCTTCGATCAGAGGAAAGTCCGGCGAGTAGCTGCGACTGTTCTTGTAATTGTAAATCGTGGCGACCTCTTTGCGCGGAAGCATAACAAGCCAATGCGCTTCGGTTTTAAAGCCGTCGCCTTCCGATGGCTTGCCGAAGATTTCGACAAGGCCTGCATAGGACGCTTTAATGCTTCCGATGTAACAAGTGCCGTCGGCAGGATGCTTTATGACTTGGCGCGCCTGCTTGCGCTGACGAAGGCCCGCATCGTAAGCGGCTTCGAGCGCGGCCTTGATGCCCCAAACGCTGCAGTCGTGGAAATCGAGTTCGTCGCTGTTGCGCGTTTGCAGCGTGCCAATATGAAGATGGTCTGATGCGATTTGTGAAAAAATCTCGTTTCTGGTCATCGCCGCCTCACGCTGCTTTGGTTTCGTGGATCGCTTTTCTGAAATAGCTCTTCCAACCCCTGTCCTGCAGGATGTTGTCGATGTGCTCGGCAATCGCTTCGGGGCTTGTGGGGCCGCCTTTGATGAAGCTTAACTCGTCGGCGAGATGGCGACCGAAGCGCGCGTCAAGAAGATCGCGCGTATGTTCAGGCGTAAGATCAAAGCGCTCTGCAAGCAGTTTGCTCATCGCGTCCCAAACCATCGGCGCATCGTAGTCGCTGCGGACGCTTGTGCCCCAAAATCCCCATTCGGGGTTGGCGGTGGGAAGCGGGTTGTTGTTTTGCATAATGGCCTCCAATAAATGCGTTTCTCATTACATGGTGATGATCGCTCTTCGTCGCAAGATTATCCACTCAATTAGGGATCATATGATTGCGAAGATAAGCGCCGGTTGATTGTTAGATAATCAACCGGCGCGCACGGATTGCTTCATTGCTTGGGGGGTGCGATTTTATAAACGCGTTTGCCGTCTTTCGGCTTTTCGGAAACGATTTGGTAACCACGTTTCTTGCCGAGCGCGTGAGAAATCGCCGAACGCACCGTGTGTTTTTGCCAGCCCGTCGCCTCGACAATCTGGTCGATGGTCGCGCCTTCGGGGCGGCTTAACAGTTCGATAACCTTCGTGAGTTTCGTATCCCGCGCAGGTGCGTCATTTGTCGGCTTCATGGCCGCGACGGCGGCAAGACCCGCCTGCATAGGCTCGGAGAGTTTGCTTTCATCGAGGGGTTTGCCGTTGCCTTGGGCCTTGGTTTTGATCGCGGCCTTGACGATAGTTTTCGGCTTGGATTTGCCTGTTTTGCTTGGTTTTTTGGACATGTTTGTGTCCTCCTTTCGCCATCATGAACGCTTCATTCGCGGCACTTATCCAGTCAATTATGAGCAATCAGATGGCTTTCTTCGGCTTATCCCGATCATTAGGTGATCGTGCAAAAGCGACGCTGGGGCGCAGGAAAATGACATATGGGAGTCAGTCAACGACAGTTCGCCGATCTGTGGGGCAAAAGTCGCGGCGCGGTGCAGAAAGCCATCGCATCGGGCCGCATCCGGCTTGAAAGCGATGGGACAATCGACGCGGATAAGGCCATCGCGGCATTGGCGACGAATACGGATCCCGCGCAAGTGCGAGGCAAAGAAAAGCCGAAAGGCAAAGCGGTGCCAGAAGCGGCCATCCGCGCCGTCGGCGATACGCTACGAGAGTCCGGCCACGCGCCCATAACAGGCGGCGGCACGACCTTCGTCCAAGCCCGCACGGCAAATGAAGTTTTGAAGGCGCAAGAGCGCCGCGTCAAACTGCAGAAGCTTAAAGGTGAGCTTGTCGACCGCGCGCAAGCTGTCGCGTTGATCTATCGGATTGCACGGCAGGAGCGCGATGCATGGCAGATGTGGCCAACGCGCGTCGCCTCCGCGCTGGCCTCTGACCTCGGCGCGGACACGCATCAGGTTCAGGTCGCGCTTGAAAAGCTGGTGCGCGAGCATCTGGCTCAGCTTGCCGACATCAAGATCGAAATCCGCTCATGATCGGCATCGAAGAAAGCCTCGCCTCGTTCGACGGTGCGGACATAATATTGCGCAGATGGGCGGATGGCCTAGCGCCCGATCCGGATCTGATGGTTTGGGAATGGGCGGATCTGCATCGCTTTCTCTCGCCGCGCGGCGCAAACGAAGCTGGGCCGTGGCGCACGATCCGCACGCCGTACTTGCGCGAACCCATGAGTTCGCTGTCACCGTCTTCACCTTATCAGCGCATCGTATTCATGAAAGGCGCACAACTCGGAGGCACCGAGTGCGGCAATAACTGGATCGGATACATCATTCACCACGCGCCGGGGCCTGCCATGATGGTGAACCCGACGGTCGAAATGGCTCGTCGCTCCAGCCAGCAACGCATTGAGCCGATGATAGAAGAATGTCCGGTGCTGCGCGAACGTGTCGCGCCTGCGCGTTCACGCGATAGTGGCAATACGGTGCTGAGTAAAGAGTTTCCGGGCGGCATTCTGGTTATGACTGGGGCTAACAGCGCCATCGGTCTGCGCTCTATGCCCGCACGGTATTTGTTTCTGGACGAGGTCGACGCTTATCCTGCAAGCGCAGGCGAAGAAGGCGATCCGGTTGCCTTGGCCGAGGCTAGAACGCGTACCTTCGCGTGGAGGCGCAAGGTGTTCTTGTGCTCCACGCCGACGATCAAGGGCATCTCGCGCATCGAACGCGAATATGAGGCGAGCGATCAACGCAAATACTTCGTGCCGTGCCCGTTTTGCGGACACAAGCAGGTTCTGCGGTTCGAAAGGTTGCGTTGGGAGAAAGGCAAACCGGAAACGGTCGCCTATTTCTGCGAGCATTGCGAAGCGCGGATCGAGGAACGATACAAGCCTTTCATGAACGAACATGGAGAATGGCGTGCGACGGCGGTCAGCACCGATCCGCTTACGGTGGGCTACCACATCTCAAGCCTTAACTCGCCGTTGGGCTGGTACACTTGGGAGCGCGTCGCCCGCGATTGGGAAGCGGCACAAGGAAACGACGAGGCCATGAAAGGCTTCAAAAACAGCGTGCTCGGCGAGACATGGGTTGAGAGCGGCGAAGCGCCAGACTGGCAAATCCTATGCGACCGCCGAGAGCCGTATCGTTTGGGCACGGTTCCAAAACACGGCTTGTTCCTGACTGCTGGCGCGGACGTACAGAAAGACCGCATCGAGGTTGATGTCTGGGCGTGGGGGCGCGGCCTCGAAAGCTGGCTCGTCGATCACATCGTTATTCCCGGTGGGCCGGATGATCCTGCGGCTTGGGCCGCGCTGGCGCAACTGCTGACACAGACATGGCCGCACGAGAATGGGCCGCATCTGACAATTGCCAAGCTGGCTATCGATTCCGGTTACGAAGCACCTGCCGTCTATGCGTGGACGCGCAGGATGGGCGGCGGACAGGTCATGGCCGTTAAGGGCGCGGAAGGATTTAACCGCGCCAGCCCCGTTACAGGCCCCACTTATGTGGACGCGACCGAAGGCGGACGCAAAATCAGGCGCGGCGCGAAGCTTTGGGTCGTCGCGGGATCGACGTTCAAAACAGAGACCTATCGTTATCTGCGCCTTGTTCGGCCAACAGCCGAAGAGATCGCGGACGGTGCGCTGTTCCCGCCCGGAACGGTGCATCTGCCCGAAGGCATCGATAGCGAATGGATCAGGCAGTTGACGGCGGAACAGCTTGTGACCGTCAAGACCAAGCGCGGCTTCTCGAAACTGGAATGGCAAAAGCTGCGCGAACGAAACGAAGCCTTGGACTGCCGCGTCTATGCGCGCGCGGCGGCATGGATTGTCGGGATTGATCGGTTTTCACAGCGGCGATGGGAAGATCTTGAAAAGGCGGTTGCGCTTATCGAAGCCGAACCCGCTTCTCAAGTCGATTTCAGGCGGACGGGTTCGAAGGCGCCTCAGCAACGCCGCGTGATCAGGAGCAGTTATTTATGACCTACACGATCTCTCAACGTGATGCTCTGCGCGCCGCGATTGCAAGCGGCGTCCTGCGCCTCTCCTATGACGGAAAGACGGTGGAGTACCGCTCGATGGCCGATCTGAAATCGGCGCTGAATGATGTGGAAGCCGCTTTGGCGCGGGAGAACGGCGAAGTGCAGACGCGCCGGATCAAGATTTACGCGGACAAGGATCTCTAATGAACGTCTTTTCTCGCATCGGTGCAGCGGTCAAATACGCCGCCACCGGACGCTTGTCCGCGTCTGCGCTCATGGGCAGCTTCGAGGGCGCGATGGCGCAACGGCGGCTGGTGGCTTGGCGGGCAACACAGGAAAACATAAATGGTCTGCTGGCATCTGGCGGTGATCTTCTGCGCGCGCGGGCGCGGCAGATCGTGCGCTCGAACCCTTATGCCTCGAATGCTTGCGAGAGTTTTGTGGCAAATGCCGTCGGCGCGGGCGTTAAGCCATCCAGCCTTGTCGCCGATCAGGCGCTCAAGGATCAAATTCAAAAAACATGGCTTGCATGGACGGACGAAGCGGACGCCGATGGTCTGACAGATTTCTACGGGCTTCAGGCTCTGGCGGTGCGCGCCATGTTCGAGGCCGGAGAATGTTTCATCCGCTTCCGCCAACGCATGCCGCGAGATGGATTGACCGTTCCCTTGCAGCTTCAGCTTCTTGAAGCCGAGATGCTGCCATTGACGAAGATCGACATCGGCCCTACGGGCAATCCCGTGCGCTGCGGGATCGAGTTCAATCCCATCGGCCAGCGCGTGGCCTATCATTTTTATCGCAAACATCCGGGCGATAGCACGGATCAAAGCAATAAGGGCGAGATCGTCCGCGTTCCGGCATCAGAAATCCTTCACATCTATCGTCCCGAACGTCCGGGCCAGATACGCGGCGTGCCGTGGATCGCGCCCGCGCTGGTGAAGCTTTATCTGCTCGACCAGTACGACGACGCGGAACTGGATCGCAAGAAGGTCGCGGCCTTGTTCGCGGGCTTCATCACGAAGAACGCGCCGGAAGACAATATGATGGGCGAAGGCGCAGCGGATGAAACAGGCGCAGCCATCGCGGGGCTATCGCCCGGCACGATGCAGGTGCTTCTGCCCGGCGAGGATATCAAGTTCTCAAGTCCAGCCGATGTCGGCGGGTCTTACGAGATGTTCCAGTACCGAACGCTTCTGGCGGTTTGCGCCGCTATGGGTATTCCCTACACGAACGTCACGGGCGATCTAAAAGCTGCCAATTATTCCAGCATTCGCGCAGGCACGGTCGAGTTCCGGCGGCGGCTGGATCAGTTCCAGTTCGCTACGCTGGTGTTTCAGATGTGCCGTCCGATATGGCGGCGCTGGATGGAGACCGCCGTTCTGGCTGGTGTGCTCGACATGCCGGGCTTTGCCAAAAATCCGGCGCAATACACGGCGGTCAAATGGATCGCGCCAAAATGGGAATGGGTCGATCCGCTCAAAGACCGTCAGGCCGAGAAAATTGCGCAAGAACAAGGCTGGAAAGCACCTTCCGACATCATCGAAGCCGAGGGCAACGATGTGGACGAAACCTACAACCGCATCGCCGCCGACCAGAAACGCCGCGAAGAGCTTGGCATCAAACTCGGCCAACCTGCACCAACGCCAGCGACCCCTCCGGAGCAAACCGCTCCTGATGCGCCCGACCAACAAGCGCAGGATCAAACGGAAACGGATCAACAACAAACAGATCAAACAGCATGAATCTTCTTCCCCACATCGCGGCCCGTGTATTCGGCGCGCCGCTTATGATCGCGCGCGCCAAGCTGGACGTCATCCTCAGCGTGCTCGTACCGCGTCTTGATGGCGAAAGTCTACAGCCAAAATCTTCGGCGGAGACGCGCGATTACGATGTGACGCCGGAGGGCATCGCCGTCATCCCCGTCTTCGGCACGCTGGTGCGGCGGACGGTCGGGCTTGAAGCGCAAAGCGGGCTTGTCAGTTACACGACCATCGGCCAGCAGTTGGACATGGCGCTTTCGGATCCTTCCGTCAAAGCGATTTTGCTTGATGTCGACAGTCCCGGCGGCGAAGCGGGCGGCGTGTTCGATCTGGCCGACAAGATTTACGCGGCGCGCAAGGTCAAGCCGATCTGGGCGTCCGTGGACGAGGACGCTTTTTCCGCCGCTTACGCCATCGCCGCGTCCGCCAGCAAACTCTACGTCCCGCGCACGGGCGGCGTCGGCTCTATCGGCGTGATCGCCGTGCATCTTGATCAATCGCAGGCCGAGGCCGATGTCGGCCTCAAATACACGGCGATCTATGCGGGGGCGCGAAAGAACGACATGTCGCCGCACGAGCCTTTGTCGGATCCCGCGCGCGCCGCGCTGCAAACGGAAGTCGACCGTGTCTACGACCTGTTCGCGCAGACGGTTTCGCGCGGGCGGCGCATGCCGGTGGAGGCCGTGAAAGCGACCGAAGCCGGATTGTTTTTCGGCGAGGACGGCGTCGCAGCCGGACTTGCCGACAAGATCGGAACCTTCACGGACGCTTTGGCTGATCTGACGGCAAGCCTCGCGCCCAAGCCTCTCCGTTTTTCTCTGTCCACAACCACAAACACGCAAAGAAAGGATATGTCTATGAAAGACCCGAACCTGAACGCCGCAACCGAGGCGCAAGCCGCCGAAGTCACTGCGCAAGAAGCGCCTGCCACGCCTATGGCGGCGCAAGAACCCGCCGTTGATATCGCTGCGCTTACGGCGCAGGCCAAAGCGGAGGCTCGCGCCGAAGCGTTGGCCTATGTCGCCGAAGTGAACGAGTTGTGCCAGCTCGCGGGCATGCCGGACAAGGCGGCGGGCTTCGTCGCCAAAGCCGTTCCTGTGGCCGATATCCGCAAGACTTTGCTCACGGCCAAGGCCGCTACGGCGGAAGCGACGGCCATCATGTCCCAGCATGAAGGAATGGCTGGCAGCCCGTCTGCCAAGTCGAAGATCGACACGGCGGCGATCTACTCCTCCCGCAACAACCCGAAAACGCAGTCACGGTTGTGAGCGGCGCGCATGCGCCGGTCACAGAGTAGTTGCGTTCAACAAAAGAAAGGAAAATAACCCATGACTGAACTTACTGAAGGCCAACACAAGGCCGAGTTTATCGTTTCCGAAACCGAGGGCACGATTTCGCGCGATACCGTGACCATCTTGCATGGCCAAAATCTTCAAGCTGGTCATGTGCTGGGCAAGGTATCCGTCGGCGCGGCCACGGGCGCTGCGGCGGCTGGCAATGTCGGCAACGGCACGATCACCGACGTCTCGGTGGGATCCGGCGTCAAAGCCGGAACCTATGTGATCGACTGCATCGAACCTGCGGCCAACGGCGGCACCTTCGCCGTCGAGGAACCGGGCGGCTCGATCATCGGCACGGCGCAGGTCGGAACGCCTTTCGTCGGCGCGATCAACTTCACTTTGACCGACGGCGCGACAGACTTCGCGGCGGGCGACCGCTTCACGGTGGTCGTGGGCGGCGGCTCCGGCAAGTACAAGGAATACCGCTCGTCGAACACCGATGGTTCGCAAACCGCCGTTGCCGTGTTGTTGGACGCCGTCGACGCGACCGCAGCCGACAAGGACGGCGTGATCATCGCCCGTCAAGCCGAAGTGAACGCCGCCGAACTCGTCTGGTTCACGGGCGCGACGGACGCTCAGAAAACGGCGGGCGCTAACCAGCTCAAAAACCAGACCATCCTCGTGCGCGCGGCCATCTAAGCCACACTTACGATTGTGTAACCGACAAAAGCCCTGCATTCGCAAAACGAATGCGGGGTTTTGTCATTCAGAAAGGAATCCTTCCTATGCCTACGCTCGACGTATTCAACAGCAACGCCTTCTCGGTGGTGTCCCTGACGGACGCCATCAATAAGGTTCCCTTCATTCCCGGTAAGATCGGCCAGCTTGGCTTGTTCACGGAATCCGGCATCACCACGACCACGGTCATGATTGAGGAACGGCAAGGAAGCCTGAACCTGATCGAGACCACGGCTCGCGGCGCACCTGCCGTGCAAAACCACGCCAATAAGCGCAAGGCGCGGTCGTTCGTCGTGCCGCACATCGCCATCGAAGACACGATCATGGCCGACGAAGTCCAGAACATCCGATCCTTCGGCTCTGAAAACCAGATGGAGAGCGTCCAGCAGGTCGTCCAGTTCCGCCTAGCGGAAATGGCGAACAAGCACGATGCGACGCTGGAGCATCTTCGCGTCGGCGCGATCAAGGGGCAAATCCTCGACGCGGACGGCGTGACGGTGCTTTACGACTTGTTCGGCGTGACACAGCAGGCGGAAGTCGACTTCGATCTCGACAACGCCAACCCCGAAGCCGGAGCCGTGAAACTGCTTTGCCATGCCGTCAAACGCAACATCGAGGACGAGCTTGGCGCGCAGACCTACGACCACATCCACGCAATCTGCGGCTCGGACTTCTATGACGCGCTTGTCACGCATCCGGAAGTGACCAAGGCCTACGACCGTTATCAGGAAAGCCTTTTCCTGCGCACGGGACAAGCGCGGAGCCAGTTCGAATATGCGGGCATCGTGTTCGAAGAATATCGCGGCAAGGTCGGCACGGTGGAATACACCGAAAGCGCCAAGGCATTCTTCTTCCCCGTTGGCGTGCCGAACCTGTTCCGGCAGTACAACGCGCCTGCCGACTTCGTCGAGACGGTGAACACCGTTGGTTTGCCGCGTTACGCCAAACAGGCCATCGACGATGAGTTCGGGCGCTGGGTCAAGGTGCATTCGCAGTCCAACCCGCTGCCGATCTGCACGCGTCCGCGCGTGTTGGTCAAAGGCAAGGCCGCGTAATCGGGGAAAAGCCATGTCCTTCGGCAATATGATTGCAGCCTTGTTTGCGGATCCGATCCTGAGCAAGGCCGCCGTCTATCTGCCGAAGGGCAGCGCCGAAGCCATCAATGTCCGCGTGATGACCAAGCAGCCGGATATCATCACGGACTTCGGCGAAGGGCAAATCCACGCGGCAACGACGCTGTTCGAGATACAAAGGCAGGACATCGCCCAGCCCAAAACGGGAGACAGGCTTACGGTGGACGGGATCACTTACATCGTCCAGTCCGAGCCAATGGGCGACCGCGAACGGCTGATCTGGCGGCTTGACGTGATACCGGCATGAGACTTCTCGCAGCGCTTCAGGGCGATCTCAAAAAGATCATGGCCGCCGAGCAGCGCGTGGCGGAACGGGCCGTGACGGATGGCGTGAGGCAAGCAACCGATGGCCTTAAACTGGAACTGCGCGGGCAAGTCACAGGGGCTGGCCTCGGCCAGAGGCTCGCCAACACATGGCGTGGGCAGGTCTTTCCCAAAAGCGGCCAAAGCCTTAACGCCGCAGGGTTCGTGTTCAGCAAAGCCCCGAACATCGTGGCCGTCTACGCTCGTGGATGCGTTATCAAATCCAGCAAGGGTTTCTTTCTGGCTATCCCCACCCCTGCGGCAGGCAAGTTCGCGCTCTTCAAAAAAATTACGCCAGCCGGATGGGAACAGGCGCATGGCAAGAGGCTGCGCTTTGTCTACAGACGTGGCGCGCCGTCGCTGCTTGTGGCCGACGACATGCGCGCGCGGAAAGGGAAACGCGGAGGGTTCGCCGATGCCAGTGCTGCCTCCATACGGACGGGGCGCGGCCTCACCACGGTGCCGGTCTTTATCCTCGTGCCGCAGGTCACCATCAAAAAACGCTTCGACATCGATTCCGTCGCCCAGAAATGGATCGACCGCACGCCCGAACTCATCATCCGGAACTGGCAAGAAAATGAACAGACATGACGCCACGCGAAACCATTCTGCAAGCGCTGTTCGCACAGTTGCAAACGATCCCTGATGCGCGGGTTCTGCGTAACGAGGTTCTGCCGGAGGTCATTCCTGCGGGCGGCTTGATCATCCTACGCGACGGCGAAACGGGCGAGCCGGAAACGATGCTCTCGCCGATCTCTTACTACTGGCAGCATCGCGCCATGCTCGACATCGCGGTTCAAAAAGGCGAAGCGGCGGAGCGCGATGCGGCGCTGGACACGCTGTTCGAAGATATTGCGACAGCTCTTTCCACCGACCGCACGCTGGGCGGGCTTTGCGATCTCGTCACGCCGCTTGCGCCAGAAATCGGGTCGCTCGGCATCAATCAAGCACCGAGCGTCAAGACCGCCATTGTGTTGATTGAACTTATCTACGTCACCGACGGCCAGCTGAATTAGCTGGCCGTTTTTTTCACCACCACAACCGAAGGAGTAAACTATGTCACGTGCTTATGGCGCGAATGCGCAGCTATTGGGTAAATTCGAAACCATCTACGGGTCTTCGCCCATCGGGAACTATACGAAGTTCCCGTTCGTGTCCTCGAATCTCGGTTCGGAACAAGGGTTGATCGCTTCCGATCTCTTGGGGCAAGGCCGCGATCCATCGCAACCAATCCGCGACGTGATCAAGGTCGAGGGTGATATCGTCGTGCCCGTCGATGTCCGCAATTTCGGTTATTGGCTGAAAGCGCTGCTGGGCGCGCCAGACACCACAGGCACGGGGCCGTATGTGCATACGTTCGACTCCGGTCTTTCGTCGCTGCCCAGCCTGTCGCTCGAAGTCGGCATGCCGGAAGCGTCGGCGTTTTTCATGAACATGGGCGTGCGTATCGACTCCATGCAGCTGTCGTTCGCACGCTCCGGCGCGGCCAACGCCACGCTGAACTGCGTTGCGCAAGGTGAAACCCGTGCGGCGGCCAGCTCAGGCGGCACGCCGACATCGTCTTTGCTGACGCGCTTCAACCAGTTCCAAGGCTCGATCAAACGGGACGGCACGGCGCTCGGCAACGTCACGGGAGCGCAGCTGACCTATAGCAACAATCTGGAACGCATCGAGACGATCCGCTCGGATGGCAAGATCGACGGGGCCGACCCGACCATCGCCGCTCTGACGGGAACCATCGAGGTGCGTTTCGCGGACACGACGCTGATCGACACGGCGACCAACAACACGCCCATCGAGCTGGAGTTCGGGTACGTCATCGACGCCGACCATTCGCTTATCTTCACGGCGCATGAAGTCTATCTGCCCAAACCCAAGCTGGCCGTCACAGGCCCCGGCGGCGTGCAGGCGAGCTTTAACTGGCAGGCCGCGAAGCCGAGCGTCGGCCAAATGTTGACCGTCGCGCTCACCAATGATGTCGAGGATTACGCATGATCCGGCTTGATCTTAAGCGCGAGCCTTTTTGGCTTGATCTCGGTTATGGCGTGCGTCTGCATGTTCGCCCCGCGACATCGGCGCTTGTCATGGCCGCGCGGGTCTCGGCTCTGAAAGAAACGCAAGGGGACGCCGACGCCGGAACGCGCAGCGCGGCGCTCCTCAAGCGTCTAGCGGAGCTGGCCGTGCTCGCATGGGAAGGCGTTGGCGACAGCGAGGACAACCTCGCCGAAGTAACGCCGGAAGCTGTTTCGGCGTTGATGGACTTGTGGCCCATCGCGGACGCGTTCGAGCGACTCTACCTCGGCCCATCGCTTCTTCTGGAACAGGAAAAAAACGCCTAGAGGCTCGCTGCAAATGGCATTTCGGCGGCGGGCCGGATTATTGCTGCTCGTGCGCCGAAAACTGTTTGACGTGCTCGAAAGGAGAAACCAACGAGCACGGCGACCGCTGCCCCTACGCCGAGACCGAGCCGCAAACGATGGAAGGCTGGCAAGCGTGGGACGTTGCGCTTCGCTGTGCGGGGCAGCTTCGCACGGCGCAGCTTGCCGTCATCGGCATCGACATGAACGCCGCCATCCATATCGGAGAATCCCTCGGCTACGACCCGACCGGATTGGTCGAGCTTCTCCCCGCCTGCGAGTCAGGAATGGTTTCCGCAATCAACGCAAAAGTTAATGAGGGCTTAAAGTAATGCCCGAACGCAATCTTGCAATCCGTCTGTCCGTCATGGATGGCGGCAAGGTCAAGGCCGAGCTGAAGGAGATCGGGGAGTCCGGCGAGAAGTCGCTCAAGAAGATTGAGCTTGCCGGACAGCCCGCTTCCAAAAGCCTGATCGCCCTGAACGCCGCCGCGAACGATATGAAAGGCGCGGCGATTGGTCTGTCCAGCCAGATGGGGCCGGTCGGCGCAGGGCTGGCCGCGCTGGGGCCTGCGGGACTTGCGGCAGGGGCGGCCCTTGGCGGTTTGGCTCTGATCTTCAAACAGAGCTACGAAGAAGCGGCACTCGCCGAGCAGACCTTCAACCGTTTGCAAGGCGTGCTCAAAGCCACGGGCTATGCCTCCGGCCTGACGGGCAAAGAAATTGCCGAAATGGCCGAGCAGATGGAGCATTCGACGCTGACCAGCGCCGAAGACGTCAAAAGCGCCGCCGCAATCATGGCGACGTTCCGTTCCGTGTCCGGCGACACGTTTAAACAGGCGATCCATTTGGCGCAGGACATGTCGTCCGTGTTTGGGCAGGATCTGCGCTCGTCCGCCACGCAGCTTGGCAAGGCCCTCGAAGATCCCGTGGAAGGCCTGACGGCCCTGCGGCGCGTGGGCGTTTCGTTTTCGGATTCTCAAAAAGACGTTATTAAGACGCTTGTCGAGACGGGACAAAAGGCCGAAGCGCAAAAGATGATCCTCGCCGCCCTGCAAGAACAGGTCGGCGGCGCGGGGCAAGCGGAAACGCAAGGTCTGACCGGAGCAACGCACCGCCTGTCGGTCGCTTGGGGCGATATGCTCAAGGCCATCGGCCAGACCGAAACCGTGGGCGGCACGGCGATGGGCGTGCTGGCAAAGCTCGCATCCACTTTTGAAGTGACGACCGAGTGGTTCAGCAAGGCTCCGCTTGATGTCCAGTTGCGAAAAGCTAAAAACGAACTGGCCGAAGTGCAAAAGCAGCTTGAATGGCTTCAAAACCTGCCGCCGGTTGTCCAGCCGCTTTATAAAGACAACACAGCGTTCCGGCAAAAGAAAGCCGCCGAACTTACGGCAGAGATCGAACGCCTGACTAAGGCCGAACAAGCCGAAGCCGACGAACGAGCCAAAGCTGATGCTGGTCGCGCCAACGCAGAAAAGGAAGGCCGCGCCGATCTTTTGCTCACGACGCGCAAGGGCATCGACGAGGCTTTGGCTAAACTCGTAAACGATCCCGCCGAGAAAATTACCAAAATTAATGACGAGCTGGCGAAGACAAAAACGAACCTGAACGCTCTGCGCGAAACGGACGGCAGTAATGCGGGCGCGGTCGATACGGCCATCAAACAGGCCGAAGAGCTTGCCAAACGCCAGATCGACGCCATTCAAAAACCCATTGCCGAAGCGGCGCAAAAGGAAGCGGATGCGAACCAAAAGGTTATCGACGATCTGAAGCAAAAACTGCTTGGCATCGGCAATGAACGCCAAGCCTTTATCGATCAGGCCGTTTCGCGGCTTTCTAATAAGGCGACGGACGCCGATAAAAGCAAGACGAGCGATCTGGCTGGGCGATTATTCGATGAAAAAGCCTTCGCAAGCGCCGAGAAAGTCATCGCCGATCTCGGCAAGCAGATGGACAAGCTGTCTGACAAGCGCAAAGCGTTTGTTCAGGATGCGGTGGCAAAGCTTCCTGAAACGGCCACGCAAGAGCAAGTCGAGCGCACGAAGCAAATGGCCGCCTCGCTTTATGACCAGACGCAGGCGCAGGAAAAACTCGACAAGCTGAAACAAGAAGGCAAGCAGCTTACCGATCAATCCAAATCGGCGACGGAAGCCTACGCCGATCAGATCGCGCGCCTGACTGAAATGCTGAATGCGGGCGCAATCAGTCAGGAAGTCTTCAACAAAGCAAAGGATAAAGCCTACGACGAGCAACTGGCCGGTCGTACGGACGGACAGGCCGGTGCGATCCGCGCCTTTCGCGCTTATCAGAAGGAAGGCGAAGATACGGCGGGGGCGGTCGAAAAAGCGTTTACAAGCGCCATGAAGGCGACCGAGGATGCCATCGTCAACATGGTGACATCCGGCGAGATTAGCCTCAACAGCCTGAACGATCTGGCCAACAGTATCGTTGCCGACATAACGCGGATGTTCGTGCAGCAATCGATCACTGGCCCGCTTTTCAAAGCGATGGGGTCAAGCCTTGAAGGCGGCGGCTTCTTGTCAGATATATTCGGCTCGCTCTTTCACGAAGGCGGAACGGTCGGTAGCCCAGCCCCCGCGCGACAGGTTCCTGCTTTCGTGTTTGCGGGAGCGCCCCGCTATCATTCAGGCGGGATCGCTGGCCTACGACCAGACGAGGTTCCTGCGATCCTTCAACGAGGAGAAACCGTCCTGCCCAAAAACGCTCGGTCAGGCAATCAGGTCAATGTGGTGATGCAGATCTCGACGCCGGATGCGAATAGCTTTCGGGCCAGCCAAAGCCAGATCTCGGCGGAGGCTGCTCGAGGGATTAGTCGCGCAAGGCGAAATCTGTAACGTCTTGCTTTGTCACAAATCTTATTTTGTTGACCAAAGAATAGGTTAACGCCATGCTAAGGGCATGAAGGTTGGAGATTCATTCTTCTTCCTTCTGAGGCTTAAGAACCTCACATGTGCGGTATGACATCGTCCGTCAAGGATGTCGCCTTTCGGCTTAACGCCGGAGGGCGATGCTGTATGTCCAGCCCGAAAGGGTAAAGAGTATCGCGCCGTCCTTGTGTCGGTTTTGAACCTCCGGCGACCAGCGGAATTTGCCGCTGGCCGATACTTCAAACCGAGGGAGAATGCAGATGCATGACATTGGTGCTTGGCAGCTTTGCGGCAACTTTTTTACGGCCTATTTGGGCAACCCTAATATATTGATTCTTTTAATTCTTCTTTTGCTCGGCGTTGGCACGAGCCGAAGGTTCATGGTTATTGCGAAAAACTTAAATTTAGGGTTAAGTAAACGTTAACTCGTTCCACGTTTATTTAACACCCTCCCGTCCTGATAGAAAAACTGTAACGACCACAATTGAAAAATGTTCTTTCTATATGGTCGACAAATAATGGAGTCTTCCCATGCGTTTTTGGAATAATTCAAGCCTGCTCGCTAAACTATTCATCCCGCAAATACTGGTTATCTGCGCTTGTGTGGTTATCATCGTAAGCGGATCGAAAGGATTTGATACGATCACAGGTCTTACGGCGCGCATTATTGACAATGACATTGCGCGTACTCTTCTTGTTTTCGAAGCGAAAGACGAATTGGCGCAGGTCGCGTTAGCCGGTCGCAGTGCGGCGGGAACAACCGATAAGGAAGCGCTTAAATCGTTTGAAGCTGTTTTCACGGAACACGGTCAAAAAGCGCAAAAGATCGTAACCAAACTGGCAGCGGTAATTCAAGATCCCAACAGGCACAAAATCATCACGACTATCGATGGGGACATACAGAAGTATTTAGCCGCCTATGACCAATATTTTAACAGCCGCCACAATGAAGCGCCGCGCGAAACCATCGAGGCGCTTTCAAGCGAAACGGTGAAAATACGCAAAGGCATCCTTGAGAATTTCTCCGTGCTTGTGGAGGCGTATAAAGTAACGGTCAATACACGCCGAGAAGAAATAGTTGCCACAGGAAAAGAAACGTCGAATATGAACTTGTGGGTCTCCGTTGTCGGACTTCTCTTATCCTATGGTTTGCTTGGCTGGATCACGCTCAGGCAGGTGATCCGTCCATTGAATGCTGTCATTCGCAATCTCGATCAGGTTGCTGAAGGAAACCTTGATATTTCTGTCGAAGCAACGGAACGCCACGATGAGGTCGGAAAACTGATGCGTTCCCTTCAAGTCTTCAAAGATAACGCGCTTAAGGTCGGCGCTTTGCAGCGAGAACAAAAAGAAGCCGAAGAACGCGCGGAAAAAAATCGCAAAACAGCCATGCTAAAAATGGCTGATGATTTTGAATCCAGCGTTCTGAGTGTTGTTAAGGGCGTAGCGGCATCTTCAACAGAAATGCAAGCCACGGCTCAGAATATGTCAGAGGTCGCAGGCACGACAAGCAACCAAGCGACTTCAGTTGCGGCGGCAACGACACAAGCAAGTTCAAACGTGGAAACGGTCGCTTCGGCTGCGGAAGAATTGTCTGCTTCCGTAAACGAAATCACAAGCCATGTTACGGATGCCGCGCGTATGGCCCAACAAGCCGCCGACGAGTGCAAAAGTACGGAAGAGATGGTGGAGAAATTGGCGTCGTCATCTCTGAAAATTGGTGAGATCGTCGATCTCATCAATCAGATCGCGGCAAAGACCAATCTTTTAGCACTTAACGCCACGATTGAAGCTGCCCGTGCTGGTGAGGCTGGCAAGGGTTTTGCCGT